ATACGTAATATTGGTGAAAAGGTGCTTGCCATAATTTAGTCCTTTGTTTTTTAGCGATTTTACACTAAACCTTATTGAATGTCGTTAACATCAACCCATGTATTTGTTTGTGCATCATTTACATCAACCCAACCTGGAGACTGTGTATCTACAATGTCAGCCCAGCTAGCTGTTTGACTGTCGTCAATTAAGTACCATCCACGAGGGAATTGGTCATCAAGCATAGTAAATGTTTCATTGATTGAAGACTTAAATTGTGCAGCAATAGTTGGTGTATCTGCTTGTCTTGATTGTTCTTGTATTGAAGCTAAGAACTGCGCTGATACCGCGTTTGCATCTGCTGAATTTAAGTTCTCTACGACCACTTCAAAGAACGCGTTAACAATAGTTGATATATCTTCTAGTGTCACATCCTCAGTAACGCTTGTTACAAACTGCGCTAGAATTGTCATTGAGTCAGCTGACGTCAAGCTCTCAGTACGAGATACATTAAACCCTGCAGTCATTGGACGTAAGTCGTCAAGGTTTGAGTTCTCAACAATACTAAAGTAAAGCGCTGCAGTTACTTCATAAGCATCCGCCATGGTAAATGGCTCAACACGAGTTTGTTTTGCTGCAAAGTAAGGCACAGGTGTATCTTCTATTGTTGCGTTTTCTGTTAAGTCTACTGCAAACTGTGCTTCAATTGTCTGTGCACTATCTAAGTTTGAGTTCTCTGTAATGTCTTGTAGGAAGTCGTACTGCTCAGTAGATGTTGCTCCCATCGTGACAAATTCATTAATCAGTCCGTAAAACTCACCAGTAGTTGCATCATACTCATCCATAACTACGTTTTCAGTTACTAGCTCTTGAAAAGACCATGTCTGTGTATTAGCGTCGTCCATACCAATGTTCTCAGTCATCGAAGCGACGTGCGCTGTTGATGCTAAGCTAGCAAAAGGTACTTGGGCAAATGCACTAATTCCGAACAATTAGACTACCTCGTCTGCAGGTTCTGGTGTGTTGCCTTCTTCAAGCCATTTTAGATATGCTTGGTAGTCTGTGTTAGCTGGGTCAAATGGAATGTAAACTTCATCAGACAAACGAAGCACAACTTGCACTTTACCAGTTGTAATTGATTTAATTAGTTTATACATATTAAAGTTCCGCTGATAAAGTTAAAGAAGCAGCGTTTGCATCGCGCCTATACCATCTATAGCATCCAAAAGTACTAATTCCACTTGCTCTAACATTTAACATAATTGTTGATGTTGATGCAATATCCATAGAAACGCTTGATGGAATTGAACCGTTCCCTATAAAAGTATTGCCTATGTTATTAAATGCAAAAGATGGTGCAGACCTCATAGGAACTGGCAGTATATTTACTACTGATATATTAGTTGATGATTGTCCCATACCTAAACCAAAAGCTTGATATGAAACTCCATCTGATTGTGAAATTTGCTGATAATATCTTTGGCATAACTGAAACTCTGTTCCGTATGGACGGTAATCAAATGATGTAGCTGTAGAGCCTTTTTCTAGTTGAACGCCTGAAATATAAAGAGTGGCGCCATTAGTAGCCACCAAATTAACTTGCCCTGTTACGCCTCTTAAAGAACTCCCAGTCCAAGCATTAGCTGTACCAAGAACATTAGAACCACCACCAAAGCTAAAAAATAATTGCAACCCAACGTTAATTCCTGATTGGTAAAACGTGCCAGATGTTGGCCCAGCAATAGTTATTGTTTTTTGTTCCCATGTATTAGCTGCTGAAATGGTATAGCTAAATGGAAAGCTATAGTTAATAGTTGGGCCGTTTGTAACAGCTCCACCAAATGTTCCTGTCAATGAAGATTTAACCCAAAACGACAAGGTAACAGTTTTTGCATTAGCCGTCCCCCAATTTAAATCAGAAAGATTATTGGCTTCAATATTTTGAAATACTTCAAATTCATCTGATGCACCACAAGTGTATGCTGACAATGAAGTAACTTTAATACTATTTGAAAATCCAACAGGAGCAGCACCTGCTTCATAATTAGAAGCCCCTGACACTCCTCCATCCATCATGCGAATAGAATATTTGCTAGCTTGAGTTAATCCATTTTTCCATCTATCAGCAGAAAATTGTGCATCTGTAGGTGTTATAGAAGCCCCAGCATTACGCTGGTCAATCATCATCGCACCGTTAATAATACGATTCTTGAACCCTGTGTACTGTGCAATTGAGCTTAACAGCCCTTGGTCTACTTGTGTTAATGCCATAATCTTTTCCTAAGCTGTGTATGAGCCAGAACTGTTAAATACTAATATTGTGTTGGAGCCTGATGTAGTTACAGTTGGTGAACCTGTCGTCACGCCTGTGTAATTTGCTGTAGGTACAGAAAGAATTGTAACCCCAGAACCTCCAGCTGCTGCTGAGTTTGTATTATTCGCCGAACCACCACCGCCACCACCTGTATTTGCAGTGCCAGCAACAGCTGAATTAACTACGTTTGTGCCTCCACGTCCGCCACCGCCTGAACCGCCAGCGCCAAAACTGCCAGAGTTGCCACCACCACCACCGCCACCAGCATAAAATGTTGCTGATCCAGTTATAGATGACTGAAGTCCATTTCCTCCTGTGCCGCCTGAGGCTCCGTTAGTACCTGCTACGCCAGCACCGCCACCACCACCGCCTACATAGTTTCCGCCGTTTTGACCTGCGCCGCCAGCATTACCTTGACCAGATGTACCAGATCCACCAGCACCTGTAGATGTAGCACCACCACCACCAGAACCACCAGACCCGCCTGGTGTATTAATTCCAAGTCCGCCGCCTTTACCACCACCAATAGCGGTTGCGATAACGCCAAATACAGAATTTCCCCCTGCGGTATCAACACTTCCACCAGCACCAATGGTTACAGAGTATACAGATCCAGATAAAAGTCCTGTGGTTCCTGTTAAATATCCACCAGCACCGCCACCGCCGCCGTTGTTTACAGAATTAACTTGCGATCCGCCACCACCGCCACCGCCAACTACGAGATAGCTTGCACTGTATGTAAAGACAATGTTATTCCAAGTATTGCCATTGTATATTTCTGAACTTCCTGTGGTTGTATTAAACCCTTGTTGTCCAGCAGTAGGGCTTGACGGACGTGTTGCTGTTGTCCATGAAGGTAATGTTGATTTGGCTACGTTTGCTGCTTGTGTCATGTTATGCCGCCCCGCTATTAGCGATCTGCTCTTGATATGTTGATATGACTTCTTTTGTCCACACTGCTTCAGCCACGGATTGTACACGTGCATCTTGTATTGATACGTCATCACCTGGTGAAAAAGATGAACGGTGATATGATGATGAAAGCACTTTGCCGTCTTCTAGTATGTGAGTAACTTCTCTCACTTGGATGATGCCGTTTGCAACGATTTCAATTTGATCTAATGTTTTTTCTTTTGTCAGTGCCATGATTTATCCTTATGCAGTATAAGTAAGTGTTCCAATTATACGAGATGAATTTTGCAAACATGCAAACCCAGCATTTAATGTTGCTGTTCCTGATGTAGATCCACCTATATAAATAACAGCACCTCCATTGTCAACTCGAAGAGAAAGGTATACTGGCGATACTGATAAATTAGACCAGTATGTTGGACATCCTCCTTGACCATTAGATGAAGCAACGGGAATAAAAGGTATGCCTGATATTTGAGATCCAGAACCTGTTCCAATAATATTAATAGTTATATCAAACCATATAGTAACTTGACTCCCAATTTTAATATACTGTCCTGCTCTCGCAGTATATGTGGCAGTTCCACCAACACTTGGTGTCCAAGCTCCCTCTTCATAATCATCTAGAGTATTAGCATCATTTGATGGATTTTGCGTTGCAGGAAACTTAATTTGACCTGTAGATCCTGTATCAATAAGGCCGCCAAATGTAGTAGTTCCTGCTAATGTTAATCCAGAGGCTAATTTATCAGATGTTACACTATCGTCGACCAAATAACTTGTGCCTACTGACCCTGCTGTTGCAGGGATGGCATTCAATACGCTAGATACATAGAAGCTCTCAGTTGTAATCAAAGCACCTGCTACCGCACCTGAAGCTAGAACTACTGTTGTACCATTAGTCGCTGTGTAGTCTGCACTACCTAGCAATACGCCGTTCATGTAGACGTTAAGGTAGCCCACTGTATATGAAGGCGGGGTAAATGTTGTCTGTCCTGCTGTCGCTGTGAACTCAGTCACTGTGCGGTATGCAGTTGTTGTTACGCCTGATGCTGGGATGCCTAAGTATCGAACAGAGATATTGCCCGTACCACTTGGCGGCGCAGCAGAGAAGGTTAGTGTTGTGCCTGATACACTGTATGTACTTGGATCTTGAACCACACCTGTAATAGCCACAAGAATTGAACTTGTAGTTGCAGGGGCTACAGACATTGTGAAGACTGTAGTCGAGCCGTTACCACTGAATGAATCAGTTAAGAAAGCTACTGAGGTTGGTTGGTTGCCGATGTAACTCATGCTGTGTAGCTCCCAGAGCTAGTAAATTTAATAATCGTGTTTGATCCACTTGTAGTTACTGTCGGTGATCCTGTAGTTATACCTGTATAGTTTGCTGTTGGTACTGAAATAATTACAATACCTGAACCACCAGCAGATCCGCCAGAACCAGCGCCACCACCAGTTTGACCACCACCGCCACCACCAGTATTAGCAGTTCCAGCAGTTGCTGATGTATTATTATCTCCTGTAGAACCAGCACCACCACCGCCATTACCGCCAGTTCCAGCAGCTACACCTAACATTGTTCCACCGCCACCGCCGCCAGAATAAAAAACTGAAGTTCCAGTAATTGTATTTGCTAAACCGTCTGCGCCATTTTTATTTGTAGTAGTTGCACTTGCGCCACCGCCGCCGCCAGCAGTTCCAGCGCCACCTGTAGCTCCAGCATATCCTTGACCTGAAGTTCCAGCGCCACCAGCATTTGATGTGTAATTACCATTACCACCACCACCTGATCCACCAGCTTTACCTAAAGTATTTGCAGCCCCAGATCCACCTGCTGCACCACCACCACCGCCGCCGCCAGAAGCAGATATGGATGAAAAAGAAGATGCTGAACCAGTAACGCCAGCTTGAGTTGCACCGCCAGATGCTCCGCCACTACCTACAGTTGCCGTATATACAGTACCAGAAATAAGGTTTATTGTACCTGTTAAATAACCACCAGCACCGCCGCCGCCACCTCGATCACCGCCACCGCCACCTCGATCACCGCCACCGCCGCCGCCGCCAGCTACAACTAAATATGATGCAGAATATAGCGTGACAATCTGTGCAGGATTTACCTGAGCAGAACCAATTGTATTGTTAGCGATACTTGCAGCAGTGATCTTAGAGATAGCCATGTATTACTCCGCTGGAACTTCGTCCCATGATGTTGTTTCTTCATTCCATACGTATATTTTACCATCATCTGGCATAGGAACTGGCGCTTGCCATAAGCAAGTATCTTCGTTTAGTGTCCAAGAATCAAATGGTTTTGGTGGAATAAACGCATCTAATGTACGATCATATGTGAAGCCAACACCAGCGTAGTTCTTACGCAATGGCGTACCGCCTAATTTATGCTCACCACCATAGGTATTATATGATGTTTGAATCCATTCGCCTGGACTTGAATCCACGAATGTTTGAAAAAACTCTGGTTCAGCCACGATGACTTGTGTAACTTTACCGTCTACTACTTTTGCAAAATGTCCCATGTTTATTTCCTTATGCTGTATAACTGCCTGAACTCGTAAATTTGATGATTGTGTTTGATCCGCTTGTGGTTACAGTTGGTGAGCCTGTTGTAGTTCCTGTGTAATTGGCTGTTGGTACTGAAATAATTACAACACCAGAGCCGCCATTACCACTGGTTGTATTTGCTGATGTTGCAGATGCTCCGCCACCTCCGCCGCCAGTATTGGCTGTTGCATTTGTGCCATTAGAGGCTCCAGAACCACCAGCCCCACCACCACCAGCTCCACCAGTACCACCAGTTCCCAATGAAGCACCACCGCCACCGCCTCCAGAATAAGTTACTGAAGACCCTGTAATTGAAGATGCTGTTCCAGCGCCGCCTGCTCCTGCATTATTTCCAGAAAAACTTCCACCTACAGCAGATGCCCCGCCACCGCCACCTGAACCTTGAGAAGTCCCTCCACCAGCACCCCAAATTCCTCCAGTACCTCCTGTATTTCCTTGTCCAGAAGTTCCAGCACCACCAGTTTGAGACGTGTTATTAACACCACCGCCACCACCTGAACCACCAGATGCGCCATTTCCACCAGCATATGCAGTTCCACCACCGCCAGCAATAGCGGCAGTCAATCCTGTAAATGATGAATTGTTTCCATTACCACCATTGCTAAAACCTAGTACGCCCGTTCCGCCTGCCCCTACAGTTGCTGTATATACAGTTCCAGAAGTTAATGACGTAGTTCCAGTCAATAATCCACCCGCACCGCCGCCACCGCCAGAAGCATTTGATGGCCCTGCACCACCGCCAGCAGCACCTCCAGCAACAATTAAATATGTAGCAGAATATGAATTACCTGAAGTTCCAGCATTTTGCCAGCCTAAAAGTGTGTTATATATTTCCAACTGTCCTGTTGTGGTGTTATATCTAGCATAGCCATTATAAGCACTAGATGGTCTTTGAACAGTTGTTCCAGATGGAAGATACATAGCGCCAGTACCTACTCCACCTGCAATATCTAATTGTCGTTGCCCTACTGTCCCTTGACCTGGCTGAATTACCTGTGTGTTAGGGCTTGTGTAGTAAATGTATATATTGCTTGTACCGCTTGGTGGTGCTGATGTAAAAGTGATTGTATTACCACTAACTGTATATGCACTACCTGGGTTTTGTGGGACATTCTCAATAACTGCTTGAACCTGAGCAACAGAAGCTACAGGGCGTGATAACGTAAACGCTACAGTCGAACCGTCACCATTGAAATAATCAACGGCTGGAACGTAATTTTGATTCTGTTGTGTATTCCCAATATACGCCATATTAGCTCGCTAAAAGAACAGAAGCCACGACATCGGCAGAAGCTGCCGCACTTGTTACAACGGTTAATGCATCACTTGCAATCAACACGATTCGATTACCTTGCATCACTTCAAGAGATCCGCCTACTGGCACTGTAGCGCCTTTAACTAGGTAGTAGTTTACTGCAGAACGTGTGAAGTAAACATCAGCTGTAATTGGAGAAGCTGAAGTGTTCGCTACTACAAAGCTTGTAAGTGTTGAGGTTACTCCTGCACCAACGGTATTCAAGACAACTGGGGTCGTCCCTACATTCTTTGATACGTATGAGGTATTAGTATATGCCATGATTTAGCCCATCATTGTCGATAAGAACAGCGCCGTACCTGCTGGGTCAGCAGTCAATGTAACCCATGAAGTATCTGTGCCATCCGTTGTTAAATATTTGCCAGCATTACTAGACTGGCTTGGTGCTAGTGCATTAAACGCTGCATTAGCTGTTATTTGTCCTGTACCACCAGCTGCAATTGGTAATGTGCCAGCAGTTAAAGCCGTCGCTGATGTTGAGTATAAAGCGTAGTTAGCCGCAGTAAAAGTAGATAACCCTGTACCACCGTAATTATACGCGACAGGTGTACCTTGCCAAACACCATTAGTTATAACCGTTGAGCCACCTAAGTCTAAGCTATTTGTACCCCAGTTAACTTCTGTAGGTATCATCCCATAACGTAACCACTCTCCAGCAACTGTACCATTACCTTCAAGAACTACTGTGGCGTAACCGCCAGGAGCAACGGTATCAATCGTGCTAGAAGCACCATCTAATACGTATAGATTTTCTGCTGAATCATTATCAAAAACCCACATAGATCCTGTAGGTAATGAGGTTGCATCAGGTAACTGATAATTATGCCACACTGAACCTGTAAGAACTTGAAAGTGTGATGATGCTGCTGTTAATACCGTAGTACCGGTTGAGGATGTTGTTTTGGTAAGTTCTTGTGTAACGCTGTTAACTACAATATTTTCATTGGCGTCACGTAGCACAACAGAGTTAGCACCGCTAGATGCTGTAACTCCTGTACCTCCATAAGCAACGCCTACCGTTGTACCTTGCCATGTACCAGATGAAATAGTACCTAATGCACTGACGTTACCTGAGCTATTTAGATTAACTGATTTTTCTGATGGGTATGTTTCCCATACGTTGACTGTACCGCTAAATGTTTCTGCTGAACCTGCGTTACTTGAGGATAAAATGGTATCGCGTGTTAATGTTGGGCCAGTTGTTGAGTACGTACCAATACCTACTTCCCAGTTACCTGATACATCGGTTGCTGCATAGTATGTGGTATTGCCGTCACCGACAACAGTAAAGTCTTGGAAACCAAGAACCGTAGAAGTCAGGGTAAAGCTTACTGTGGTGTTAGCCGTACCCTGCTGCTGGACGCGATCATTTAACGCAAGAGCCATTCAGGACTCCTTAGCTTGTTGCTGTTGTGCTATAAGTTACTGATACAGTATCGCCAGCTGTTGTAATCTTAGCTGTTGTAAATGCACCTGCACTGTATAAAGTACCGCTTGTGTTGCTCAATGTGCTTGAAGCACCTGAACCTGTTACTAAGAAACAACCACCAACTGTACCACCTGCACCTGTAATCGTGTATGTGATTGGTGTAGCTGCTGAAGTTGTCACGTTTGATGGTGTAGTACCTGTTGATGTTGCTGATGCAAACACTGCTGTACCGCGAACTGCTGAACCACCAACTGTATAGTCAACAAACTCAGTCCAACCACCATGTGAAGACATAGTATCTGCAGCTGCAAATGTAGGGCTAGCACCTGAAATCAAACCTAAGAATGGACCTGTCACTGAGTATGAAGAACCTTTTAATAAGGTATCTAACATAAGTTGTTTGCCCACAGCATTGACCAAGTTAGGGAATGATTCTTCCCATTTTAAATTACCTTGAGCATCACGGCATTCTACATTGTAGTAACCTTCGATACCTACTGTTTCGTTCTTTGTAGCGCCGGCTTGCAACGTAATTGTTGCATTATCGCCAAAGCCACCTAATTCTCTTTGTAACATAATAAACTCCTAAGAAATTCTAATAATGGCGTTTGTTGCGTTCGCCGTTGGAAAGGTTACAGTAAACGTACTTACTGCAGTTTTATCTTCGCCAAAGTTTAAAACAGCGACTGCTGCATTTGTTGTGGCATTATATATCAACGCCCCTCTAGTCGTAAAACTAGCTGGGTTCCATGTTACATTAGGAAACGTAACAATAGCTGTTGATCCACTTAAGCTTGGAGTAACTTTAGTAAGTGTTTCTCCTCCTGCTGTATATCCTGTACCTGTAATCTCACCAGTCGTTGTATATACTGTGGTGTCTGCATTTAAATCAGCAGTTGAATTGTACAAAGCAATTTTATATGTATAGCTTGAACCTACATCAAAGTCTTCTAGTCCTTTGAGCACGTTCAACTTAAATACATTACATAAGGTCTGTGTGATCATACGACTGGTACCCTAACCTGACCATTACGGTAAGCATCACGACGATCTTTACCATCGCCCAATTGTTTGAGTAAGAACATTGCTTCGTCATAGCGTTTTTGATATTGCGCTAATACATCAGCCTCACCCTTCATGTACGTATACGCTTCCAATAACGCACCATATAATAAGGCAGAATCAAAGTTATCACCGAGCCAAGTATTATTAG